GCATGATATAATTAAGTCGGGAGATTTTATTGATGTTGACACCGCTCAAATTTGTTATGATTGGACAGATCGAAAATTTTACAAAGTTCGAAACCCCGAAGGATGGATTTATGAAAACTGTATTGATTTAGGGAGTAAGTCGAATGGTTGAAGATACTGATAATATTCTTGAAGAAGTAAAGCGTATGCTAAGTATAGAGCCGTCCGTTACCGAATTCGATACTGATATAGTTTCTCATATTAATTCCGCCTTTTTTACATTATTCGAACTCGGAATAGGGCCGTCTTCTAATCCCTTTTATATTAATGCTGAAACCAAATGGGAATCGTTTGACACTATTATTCCCAAGCAGATTATTTTAGATTATTTATTTTTAAAAACGAAACTTGTTTTTGATCCTCCGACTGCTTCGGCTTTAATTGAAGCAATAAGAGATCGTATTTCAGAATTGGAGTTTCGAATGAATATTTTCACAGATAATGGCGGCGGTATTATAAACGGGTAATTTTAATGATTGGAGTAAACCATGAATTATGATGATAATTATTTAATGCATCATGGCGTTAAGGGAATGAAATGGGGTGTCCGTCGATATCGTAACTACGACGGAACTTTGACTAGTGCTGGTAAAGCTCAGCGTAAAGCACAGGGTTCGAGTGGATCATCTAGAATGGGGTCATCTCGCGGCGGTGGATCTGGTAGTGCTAAGAGTCGTTTAGCAACTGCTGCAAAAGTTGCTGGAGCTGCTGCAGCTCTTGGTGGAGCAGCATATCTTGCTAATCGCGCTAGCGGTGGTGAACTTGCTGGCCGTGCTAGAGCAATTGGTGCTGTAGGCAAAGCAGTTGCAAACAATGCTAGATATTCTAAAGTGGGTCAAGAGATTGAGGGCCGTGCTAGAGCTGCTGGTGCGGTTGGCAAAGCCATTGGTCGTAATGCTCGAGATGAAGTAGTTGGTCGTGCTAGAGCTGCTGGTGCTGTTGGTAGAGCAGTTGGTCGTAATGCTAGAGATGAAGTAGTTGGCCGTGCTAGAGCTGCAGGCGCTGTTGGTAAAGCTGCTTGGCGTAACTCCGAAGTTGGTGGTCGAGTAAAAGCCGCTAGAGCTGCTGCAACTGGTGCTTGGCGTAACTCTGAAATTGGCGGTCGAGTAAAAGCCGCTAGAGCAGTTGGTAAAGCTGTTAGGCGTAATGCTCGAGATGAAGTAGTTGGACGTGCTAGAGCTGCTGGTGCTGTTGGTAGAGCAGTTGGTCGTAATGCTAGAGATGAAGTAGTTGGTCGTGCTAGAGCTGCCGGTGCAGTTGGTAGAGCAGTTGTGAATAATGCCAGAAATTCTAGGACGGCTAGGACAATTACTGGCCATGCTAGAAGCGTTAGAAACGTTGGCGCGGAAGTTCTTAGAGAACGTGCTAATTCTGTAGCAAATGGTGCTCGTAGAGGTGCCGGATTTGCTAGAAGTGCAGCCAAGGCTGGGTACTATCGCACTGCTGGTAGGAAGAAGATTCAGCAGCAAACTCGAGTAGCTAAACATCGTACCAACAATCGTCGTATGTATGGCATCTAAAAATCAAAATGGAAGTGATGCCGATGAATGAGCTATACCACCACGGCATTAAAGGAATGCACTGGGGTGTAAGAAGATATCAGAATCCTGATGGAACTTTAACCAGTGCTGGAAAACGTCGTGCAAATGCTTCGAATTCTAAAAAGAAAAAACCGCTTTTAAATCAATATCAAAAAGAGGCTCTTGCTGGAGTTGGAGTAGCAGCTGCTAGTGTTGGCTTAGGTATACTCACTATACACATGGCTGATAAAATAGGCGATAGATATTATCAACAAGCAAAAGCTGCTGCCGATGGAGCAGAACGAACTCGTAGGGAATACGACGACTATTGGCGTCGAGCAGAACAAAGAGCCCGAGAATACCAAGAGTATGCTCGAAGATATTCTAGTGGTCGTACAACTGGTGATACGACTGGCCATACAACCGGCCGAACAACTGCAGATGCTGATTCTGATTCATACGAAGCTCGTTCTCGACGCGCTCGACAGGAATGGGAATCATCTACTAGCTCTAGTCGACGCGCTGGGAATACTGCTAATACGAAAAGTAAAGATCGTATGGGCAAATACGTAGGCAAAAATATTGATCCAGTAAAAGCAAAAGCTCGCATGGATGAATTAGAAGCAAGAGTTAGAGCAGCAAATGCTGATAATACTTTAACGCCTGATTTATTAGACGAATACCAAGAAGCACGTGCTGCTTATCGAGCATCTCGAAGTACAGTTTCGCATGGCCTTGAGTATATTTGGGTGATTAATCAAGATCCAGATTCGTTAATGCATCATGGTATTAAAGGAATGCACTGGGGTGTAAGAAGATATCAGAATCCTGATGGAACTTTAACCAGTGCTGGAAAACGTCGCGAACGTATTATGGATGATAGACGAGCTCGTAACGAAGCTAAAAGCCAGCGTGAGTGGAATGCCAAGAATGCTTCTCAGTTAAGTGATGAAGAGCTTACAAGTCAGATACTTAGGCTGCAGCGAGAGAAACAATTAAAAGATCTTACTAATGATATTGTTCATCCTGGTAAGAAACATGCTAAAGATTTGATGTATCGATACGGTGATCAAATATTGACTGCGGTTGTAACAACTGGTGTCGGTATAGCAGTTACGAAGAAAATGAATGATAAATGGAATCCGCAAAAGAGTACATACGATCGCATGAAAGAAGAGTTTGAGGCTAGATCTAAATTAGCCGACGAAGGCATGCCTGTACGAGTCAAAGGATTTAAACGTAAGAATAAAGAATGGGTTGTCGATAATTCCTAGTTGAAAAGAGGTGCGGCTGTAGATGAGCCTGTCTAATACGGCCGTTCCAAAGTATTACGGCTTATTTCGAGATGCAGTAATTCGAGGCGAAATTCCTGTAAACGAAGAAATTTCCATGGAAATGAATCGGATTGATGATCTTATAGAAAATCCAGGTATTTTTTACGATGATCAAGCCGTTGAAGGATGGATAAGATTTTGTAATAACGAACTTACATTAACCGACGGTGCTGATTTACAACTTCTTGATACTTTTAAACTTTGGGGCGAACAGGTTTTTGGATGGTATTATTTTGTGGAAGGCTCTGTTTGGGAACCATATTCTGACGGTCATGGCGGACATTATGTCAGACGATCTATTAAGAAGCGACTTACTAATAAGCAATATTTAATAGTCGCCAGAGGTGCTGCCAAATCTATGTATGCCGCATCCATTCAAGCATATTTTGCAGCAGTAGATTCTACTACTACAAATCAGATTGTTACTGCTCCGACAATCAGACAATCGGAAGAAACATTGTCGCCAATTAGAACAGCATTAGCTCGATCTCGAGGTCCACTTTTTAAGTTTCTTACAGAAGGATCTATTAATAACACCACAGGTTCTAGAATAAATCGACCAAAACTTGCTTCTACAAAAAAGGGCATTGAGAATTTTTTAACGAACTCCATTATTGAATCTCGACCGATGTCTATTGATAAACTTCAAGGATCTCGTTGTCGAATTGCAACCATCGACGAATGGCTTTCAGGGGATATTAGAGAAGATGTTATCGGTGCTATAGAACAAGGAGCTTCTAAAAACGATGACTATCTAATAATCGCTACATCATCTGAAGGAACTGTTCGTAATAGTGCCGGCGATACAATCAAAATGGAATTAATGTCTATTCTTAAAGGAGAATACATCAATCCCCATGTATCAATCTGGTATTACAAATTAGATGATGTTAAAGAAGTTGCAGATCCTGCTATGTGGATGAAAGCTCAACCCAATATTGGAAAAACTGTTAGTTATGAAGTTTATCAGTTAGATGTTGAGCGTGCAGAGAAGAATCCTTCTACAAGAAACGATATTCTTGCTAAACGCTTTGGGATTCCTATGGAAGGCTATACATATTTCTTTACCTATGAAGAAACTCTTCCACATAGACAACATGATTTTTGGTCCATGCCTTGTGCACTTGGAGCTGATCTATCTCAAGGCGATGACTTTTGTGCATTTACTTTTTTATTTCCGTTACGAGATGGCGCATTTGGAGTAAAAACTAGATGTTATGTTACTGAGATAGCCGTTAAAAAACTACCATTAGCTATGCGACAAAAATATGAAGAATTTATTAAAGAATGCAGTCTTGTTGTATTAGATGGCGCAGTTCTTGATATGATGGAAGTTTATCAAGATTTGGATGCATATATTATAAAATCAGATTATGATGTGGTGTGTTTTGGATTTGATCCATATAATGCAAAAGATTTTGTTTCTAGATGGGAAACTGAAAATGGTCCATATGGTATTGAAAAAGTAATTCAAGGTGCTAGAACTGAATCAGTCCCTCTTGGTGATTTAAAACATTTAGCGGAAGAACGGCTATTATTGTTTGATCAAGAACTAATGTCATTTTGTATGGGAAATTGTATTACTTTGGAAGATACTAACGGTAATCGCAAACTTCTCAAAAAACGCAATGATAAAAAAATAGATAGCGTTGCCGCTATGATGGACGCTTATGTTGCATATAAGATTCATCGAGACATGTTTGATTAGTTAGGGAGAGATTACAAAATGGAGTATATTCCGTCATACATAGATCAACTCGATGTTGATTTTTTATGCCATCATGGTATTAAGGGAATGAAATGGGGCGTTAGACGTCCTAGAAATGAAGATGGTATATTAGCTGGTGCCGGTAAAGGATTAGCGGCTCGTATGAAATCTCGACGTCAGCTTAAAAAAGACGCAAAAGCTGAGTATAAGAATACCGTTGCGAAAAATAAACAGCGTTTTCAAGATTGGAGTAAAAAAGCTGACGCGCGTTATGCTAGAGATGAGAAATATCGTAAAAGTGGCCAGATTGGCGTGGAAGCTGAACGAGAAGTATCACGACTTCAAACTGCTAATAAAGCTGCTAAAAGAAAATATAAGCAAACCGTCAATGCTGATAGAATAGCTCGCGCTGATGCAAAAGCGCATGCATATCAACGAGCAGCCAGTCGTAATAAGTCAATGCGCAAATATCTTAAGAAGCAAAATCTTGGGGTGAGACTTGCTACTGCACCGGCTTCTCTTGCATATGGCGGCAATCAGCTAATTAATCAGACTATGGCAAACCATTATACACGCAAAACTAATCGTTTGAGTAGATAAAGGCATTTGTTATCCAGACTATAGTTAGGAGGTGACTAATGTCATTAAAAGATCGCTTAGCCAGTGCATGGAATGCATTTCAGTCTGAACCGAAACGACAAGAAGAAGTTAATGAACAATATGTTCACACTAGTTATGGCAATTTTGGTTCTTCTAGTTTGTATAGAAACGATCGCCATCGACTAAGATTTAATAATGATCGATCAATACTTAATACAATTTTCAATAGGATTGCTAATGATGTAGCTTCTGTTCAAATACAGCATATTAGAACAGATAATAACGGTCGATATCTTGAGACTATAAAGTCTGGTTTAAACGAATGCATAACGCTTTCGGCCAATCTTGATCAAACATCTAGAGATTTTTGGTTGGATTTGGTTTTGTCAATGCTTGACGAGGGTGTTGTAGCAGCGGTACCAGTAGATACAGATAAAAGTTTAGATCGTAGCAAATCGTTTGACATACTTTCACTCAGAACTGGGCGCATCATTAATTGGGAGCCAAGCTACGTCAAAATGGAAGTGTATAATGAACGTACTGGTTCTCAAGAGCAAATTACTTTACCAAAAGAAAAAGTTGCTATTCTTGAAAATCCATTTTATTCTATAATGAACGAGCCAAATTCTACGTTAAAACGTCTTGTATATAAAATGAATTTGCTTGATCAAATAGATGGACAAAAAGCTTCTACCAAACTTAATATGTTTATTAAACTACCATATTCTTTGAAGTCTCCAACGCGTGTAGCCCAAGCTGAAGAACGCAGAAAGACTATTGAAGACCAGTTGGTTAACTCTAAATATGGTATTGCGTATATTGATCAAGCCGAACAAATTACTCCATTAGGTAGATCTCTCGAAAATGATTTACCTGCGCAAATTCAAGTGCTAACTGATCAGTTATACAATCAAATAGGTATTAGTGCAGATGTTTTTAAAGGTACTGCAAATCAAGAACAGCAGCTTATTTATAATAAAAAAGTGTTAAAACCTATATTGGATTTGATAGAACTTGAGTTTACTAGAAAGTTTATTACTCCAACTGCTAGAACGCAAGGACAAAAAGTTGGATATTTTATCGACGCTTTTGATATGGTTACTCCAACAGAAGTCGGTGAGATGGCTAATGCTTTAAGTCGTAACGAAATTCTATCATCTAATGAGTTTAGATCAATTCTTGGGTTTAAACCAAATGATTCCGAACGATCGGATCAACTTATTAATAAGAATATACCGATAAAGCAAATAGATCCAAATGCTATGAATACTGATTCTTCAAATGAGCCATATTTCGAATCAGATGGATTAGATTCTGCCAATTTTAGATAATATAGATACGATTTAAAGATAGATTAATTATGAAGCGATATTCATATAGTTAAATACACATAACGGGTTTAACTATTGAATCATAGCTTGTAATTACTATTTAGAAGATATAGTTATATGGAAGGACCAGTATGGATTATGATTTTTGTGGCTACGCCACTAGGAACGATCTGCGATGTGCAGATGGTCGCGTAATCCGTCACGATGCTTTTAAGGATAATGATGGACAAATAGTACCGCTCGTTTGGCAACATGTTCATTCCGATCCCACTAACGTATTGGGTCATGCACTTCTTGAGAATCGTGATGATGGCGTGTATGCTTATGCGACGTTTAATAATACGCCGTCTGGTCAGCATGCTAAAGAGATGGTTAAACATGGTGATATTTCTGCCATGTCTATTTACGCGAATCGTCTTAAACAATATGGAAGCGATGTTGTTCACGGAATTATTCGCGAAGTAAGTCTTGTTCTTGCTGGCGCAAATCCTGGTGCATATATCGAAAATATTAGTTTTGCACATGCTGATGGTACATATACAGATGTTGATGATGAAGCGGTCATTTATTCTGGGCCAGATACTATTGAATATATCAGACATGCAGATGAAACAGAGGAGGACGAAGTGGGAGACGATATCCTTGACGAGCTTAGTGATGAGCAACTCGATGCGATAAATCGAATTATCAATGCTGCTATTGAAGGTGCAGTAGATGATCTTGATGACGACGAAGTTCTTGACGATCTTACGCCAGATCAATTAGAAGCCATTGGTGATATTGTTGAAGATGCCGTGAATGATGCACTTGAGCATGCTGATGACGATGATGATTACGACGAAGACGAAGACGATTACGACGAAGACGATTACGACGAAGACGATTACGACGAAGACGATTACGACGAAGACGAAGACAACGATGATGTTCAGCATGGATATTATTATGACTATGATGATATTTGGCATGCTGATGATGACGATGATCTTACGGTTGAAGACGTATGGAATACACTAAACGACGAGCAGAAGACAATGGTGTATTACTTAATGGGTCGAGCAGCTGAGGATAATTCTGCGGAGCATAGTTCACTTTACGATGGAGGTTATGACATGAAGCACAATGTTTTCGATGACGCATATTATGACGATACCGATGATGTTCTTACTCACGACGAGTTTGACGCTATTATGGAAGATGCGTATAATGCAAATTCTCTTCGTGATGTCTTCCTTGAGCATGGTATTACGAATCTCGACGTTCTGTTCCCCGAGGCGAAGCTTGTCACTCCGACGCCTGAGATGATTTCTCGAGATATGGGCTGGGTTGATCAGCTTTGGAATGGTATTAAGCGTACGCCGTTTGCTCGTATTAAGTCTACGGCTGCTAATATTACTGGTGCCGAGGCTCGTGCAAGAGGTTATGTTAAGGGTAATCTGAAGGCTGAGGAAGTTATCGTTCTTCTCTCTCGTGAGACTACTCCGCAGACCGTTTACAAGAAGCAGAAGCTTGATCGTGATGATGTTGTCGATATTACTGATATTGATGTCATCGCATGGATGAAGCAAGAGATGCGTGTCATGCTTAATGAGGAAATTTGCCGTGCTATTCTTGTTAGCGACAGTCGTGGATCTACTCATCCGGATAAGATCAAGGAGGATAAGATTCGTCCGATTTATCAGGATGATAATGTTTACACTATTCACTACGAGATCACTTATGATGCTTCTGATACCGAAGACAAGAAGGCTAGCAAGATTGCTGATGCTGCTGTCCGTGCCCGTAAGGATTATAAGGGTTCTGGTACTCCTTGGATGTTTGCATCTAATGAGGTTATTTCTGATCTGATGCTTGCAAAGGATGGCATTGGCCGTCGTCTCTATAAGGATGAGAATGAGCTTAAGGCTGCTCTTCGCGTTTCTAAGATTGTTGAGTGCCCGATTCTTGAGAACGTTACTCGTACTCGTGCTGCGGATGCTACTGCTGGTATTACTGCTGCGACGATGGATCTTAAGGCTCTTATCTTTAACCCGATTGATTATACTGTCGGTGCTGATAAGGGTGGCGCTGTTTCGCTCTTTGATGACTTCGACATTGATTACAACCAGATGAAGTATCTGATCGAGACTCGTATTTCTGGTGCTCTTACCAAGCCGTATAGCGCCATTGCTCTCGAGGTTGAGCATCCTGCTACGACTACGACCGATGATGGCGGCGAGGGCTAATCTTTTAATAATTCAAAATGGAAGGAGGGATCGGTTACATGGGATTGTTTTATGATATAGTTGGATTTGTTGATACAATTGAAGAGCCTGCTGGTTCTGGTATTTGGATTGAAAAACCTATCGAGAAAAAATACCGAGGTGAAATTCAGAGAAATTCAAAGCGGTGGGAAAATGGTAGTACTTTAAATCCAAATGTTAATATTTCCAACACTATTTCTATAGTAGCCGATCCCTATTTCCATAATCATTTAAATACTGTACGATATATTAAATGGCTTGGTGGATATTGGGAAATTGTTAGTATTGATGTGCAATACCCTAGATTGATTCTTAGTATAGGCGGTGTATATAATGGACCGACGGTTGGAACTTCAGATGCTTTTGGCGAGCATCCTAGAATCCGATAATGTTTATTTTCAGCCTCCGGAAACTATTAAATTACACTATCCGTGTATTGTGTACGAACGAGTGGGAATGACTTCTGAATACGCCAATAACGCGATCTATAATAATAGGGTTAGATATTCAATAACATTAATTGGCCGATCTCCTGAGAACGATGTTGTGAATAAATTATTAGCATTACCATATTGTTCGTATGATCGGTTTTTTGTATCAGACGGATTAAACCATGATGTGTTTACTCTATTTTATTAAGGAGTAGTTATGGATTTTGCAATAAGCTGGGATAACACGGGCGAGCGTTTGTATGAAACTGGTATTGATAGGGTGGTGTTATATCCTATTAAGACAACCATTACCGACCAAACTGATCCGTATGATAGCGGTGTTGCTTGGAATGGTGTCACCGCAATTAGTCAGAGTCCTTCTGGTGGTGAGCCGTCACCTCTTTGGGCTGACAATATTAAATACCTGAATCTTATTTCTGCAGAGGAACTTGGTTTAAGTATTGAGGCTTATACATATCCTGATGAATTTGAGGAGTGTGACGGGTCTCGTACTTTGATTACTGGAGCAACGATTGGTCAACAGCCACGAAAGATGTTCGGCTTGTCATATCGTACTCTCATTGGTAACGATCAAAAGCAGCAAGACTTTGGATATAAGCTGCATTTGGTGTATGGATGTTTGGCGGCACCTTCTGAGCGTAGTTACGCGACTGTTAATGATTCTCCTGAAGCTATTAGTTTTAGTTGGAGCATCACTACTACACCTGTTGAGGTTAGGGGCTTTAAACCAACGTCACTTATTACGGTTGATAGTACTAAGACGGATGCTGGAAAGATAGGTGCCCTTGAGTCTATATTGTATGGTACTGCCGGAACTGGTGGTGCTGCTGGGACTAATCCAAAACTGCCTCTTCCTGCTGCGGTTATTACGGCACTTACTTAGTTCTTAGTAAAATCGTACTTGCTATATTTTGATGGTCTATTTCTATAAGAAAAGAGTATATCCAAATGCTTAAAAAAACTATTAGTTATACAGATTATAATGGCGTTGATCATACTGAAGATTTTTATTTCAATTTAACCAAAGTAGAGTGTGCTGAAATAGAATACGGTTTAATTCCTGGTTCTAACTTATCCGATTCTATCAACGTTTTGATCAACTCTAATGACATGGCAACTGTTATTAGTACTATTAAAAAGATAGTGCTAATGGCATATGGTGAGAAGTCACCTGATGGCAAGCGATTTGTTAAAAACGATGAGATTCGAGAAGCTTTTGAGCAATCGCCAGTTTTTGAAATTGTATATTGGGAATTGGTTACTGAGCCCACTAAGGCTGCTGACTTTATTGCCGGAATTCTTCCATCTTCTATACGTGATGCGTTAGGTCCGGAGCCGGAAAAAGCTTTGTTGACAAAAATAGATGATTATAAGCCCGCTAACTAATAGTTAAGCATTTTTATAGAATGATTGGGAGGAGAGAATGCTCACTATCGTTGTTCCAGCATGCGAAAAATTCGACGAAAGAACTAATTCGTTCGTTCAAACATCAGAGACAATTCTAAAATTAGAGCATTCTCTCCTCTCAATTTCAAAATGGGAGTCAAAGTGGTGTAAACCTTTTTTGGGAAAAAAAGATGATAAAACTGGTGCTCAAATATTAGATTATGTACGTTGCATGACATTAAATAATGTTCCGAATGAGGTATACACTGCTCTTACTCAGAATAATTTAGAAAAGATAACTGAGTATATTAATTGGCCTATGACGGCCACCACTATTAATGATCCACATCCAGCTAGTCAACAAATTGTTACTTCTGAATTGATTTATTACTGGATGATATCTTGTCAAATACCTTTTGAATGCGAAAAGTGGCATTTGAATAGACTATTAACGTTAATACGGGTATGTAATGCTAAAAATAATCCTAAAAAGATGAGTCGTCAAGAAATATTCAAACAAAATCGACAGTTAAATGCTGCTCGAAGGAGAGCATTACATACGCGAGGTTGACATATGATCCGTATTGAAAGTCATGGCAATTTTGAAAAAACAATGAAATTTCTTAAGCGCCCGTTCAAAAACGTTCGAGCTATATTGGCTAATTATGGGCGAATTGGCGTCGATAATTTGGCAGAAGCCACGCCAAAAGATAGCGGAGCTACCGCAGCATCTTGGTATTATACTATTACTAAAGATAGTAAAGGATATTCTTTGAATTTTATGAATTCAAATGAAAACAACGGGGTCAATATTGCAATCATCTTGCAATATGGTCACGGAACTGGCTGGGGTGGCTATGTTCGTGGAGTAGATTATATTAACCCGGTGCTTAAAAAATTGTTTGAAGATATGAGCAATGACTTAGTAAAGGAGGTTAGTAGCTAATGCCTATAGTTGATGAACGCATTGTCAAAATGGTATTCGACAATATTCAGTTTGAAAAAGCAGCTGAATTGTCTATTTCCACGTTGGACAAGTTAAAACAAGCTTTAAATTTTAATAGTGCATCAAAAAGCTTATCAAATCTCGGCACAGCCATTGGCGATTTTGGAGCTGCTAAAGCTGCCGAAGGAATTTATGTTATTCAAGATAGCTTTAGCGCACTTGATGTAGTTGCAACTCGTGTTATTCAAAATATTACTGATAAATTAATGGGCATTGGCAGCAATTTGCTTCATAAAGCAATGATCGAGCCAATTTCTGCTGGTTTTCAAGAGTATCAAACACAAATAGATTCTGTCCAAACTATTTTGGCAAATACTAGTGATAAATTAATAGAGCAAGGTTTAACAACCGAGCATGATCGAATTTCCAAAATTAATGGCGTACTTGATGATTTAAATCATTATGCCGACATGACTATTTATAATTTTACAGAAATGACTAGAAATATTGGTACCTTTACAGCAGCTGGTGTTGAATTAGATACTGCAGCAACGTCTATTAAGGGTATCGCAAACTTAGCAGCTATGTCAGGATCAAATTCTGAACAAGCTTCTCGTGCGATGTACCAGCTATCGCAAGCAATAGCATCTGGTTCTGTAAAATTGCAAGACTGGAATTCAGTTGTTAATTCTGGTATGGGCGGAAAGTTATTTCAGAATGAGCTTATAGACACTGCTAAGGCAATGGGTGTCGTCGATGAAAGTTTTCAAAAACTTGCAAATGGCGAGACAACATTCAGAGAGTCTCTTCAATCTGGATGGATTAGTTCTGAAGTATTAACAAATACGCTTGAGAAATTTACTGCTGGATCAGAGGGCTATACAAAATCGCAAGTCGAACAAATGCGCACATTGTGGAAAGCCAGAGGATATTCTGAACAGCAGATTAACGAATTAATCGGATCTATACACCAATTAGATGAAACAGAAGAGGACAATCTTCGCACTAAATGGGCTGAAAAAGGTTTTAGCCCTGAGCAGATTGATCATATTCTTAGTATGGGTACGGCAGCTACTAGTGCTGCTACTAAGGTACGTACATTTACTCAGCTTCTTGATACTGTAGGAGAAGCTCTTCAATCTGGTTGGACTCAATCCTGGGAATACATAATTGGTGATTTCGAGCAAGCAAAAATGCTTTGGACAGAAATCTCCGATATTATGAACTTATATATTGGAAAATCTGCTGATGCTAGAAATAATGTTCTTAAAGAATGGTCTCGAGCGACATATTCTTATAATGAAAATGGCGAACTCATAAAATTAACGTATAATGAAGCTGGCGAACTTATAGAAGATGCTGATCAAAAAATAGTTAAAGACGGAAAAATGGTTCGCGAAGAAATGGGTGGTCGCGAGTTAGTAATCCAAAGCTTGCGCAATGCATTTCAAGGACTATTTGAAGTTGCTATTGAATTTGGAGCAGCATGGGATAAAAATTTCTGGGGAAAAGGTACTCAGAATGATATTTCTATCACTGGACAAAAGTTAAAAGATTTGAGTTTAGCTTTATACGACTATACTACAAATTTTAAGAATGCATTTACTAGAGATAATGATGAAGCGCATACTGCTACAGGTCTTTTAGCACAGCTACGAGAAGCTTTTGATGGATTTTCTATAGCAGCTAGATCTGGAGTTGGTGGACTTGGTAAGATTTTATCAGGTTTGGGAAATATTGGAAAAAGTATATTTAGCTCGTCGTTCTTTAGTGTTGATACTTTAAATTCGATCGTTACTGCATTTTCCGCATTTACTGGTCGTATTAGAGATTTCGGAAATGCTTTCGATAAGCATTTTGGTTCTTCGAATCAAGCGAATTTTGAGGGTCTTACTAAATTTTTTACAGGCTTAACTGACTTTTTTGAAACTAAGATTTGGACTAAAATTGAATTTTTAACAAATGCGTTTGATGGATTAGGCTTAGTATTTGAGCATATTTTGGAGCCTTTTGGTACAATTTCCGAAATAGCTGGAAAAGGTGGAGAAAAACTAAGCACTTTATCAAATGCGTTTGATAATTTTTTACATATTGAAGATAAATCAAAATTTGAAGATTTATTTGAACATCTTGCTAAAAGTTTTAATTATTTTTATGATGCCTTAAGAGCTAATATCGATTTTACAGGAATAAGTCAGTTTTTTAATCAATTAGTTGGGGTTTTTAATGGTCAATTCGGCGACAAATTTGTTATCGTCGAGAATGCTTTTGAAGGTTTATTGGCTCTATTTAAAACAGCTGTTGGTATATTAACTCCGGTTGCGAGTGCTTTTACAGCTATATTTGGTCCGTGGTTATTAACTGCCGTAAATGATATTGAACAGCTTAGTATACGTTTTAAAGAATTTACTAAGAGCTTAGTTCCTAGTGTGCCAGTTATAAACGGTCTTAAAACTCTATTTGAAGGTATATTCTCGATTATTCGAGCTTTTTTGAATGTTGGACTAGATACATTCTTTTCTTTATGGGACGGCATAGGCAATATTTTTGAATCGTTGCTTCCAAATGGATATTCATTTGGAAAAATGTTGTCGTCTTTGGGAAATGAACTTAAAAAAGTTGCAGAAAATATTAATGCCGTTATTAGCGGCGAATCTGATATGAGTTCGTTTGGCGATATAATTTCAACTTTTACAGATAAAATTGCCAATTTTATTTCGGTTATTAGAAATTCTGTAGCTATTGAAAATTTTGGAAATATGCTTTCGAATTTTTATAGAAAAGTGAAAGAAAATCTATTCGGGTCAGCTGATATAGGGTTATTAGAAGGTATTACTAACGGAATAATTGATACTATTTCGAAATTCAAAAAGGCTTTTATTGGCGAAAATGGTTTGGACGCTGGAGATATATTTTCTGGACTCACATTAGTATCAGTTGTGCAAAAGTTTCTTGAGTTTTTTAAAGATGCTAAAGCTAAAATGAAAGAGCTTCCAAAAATAAAAGGTGTTGCCGATATTGTTAATGATATTATAGAGACTTTCACAGACACATTAGAAGCTGTTCAGAATCGATTAAAATTCTCAGCAATTCAAGCATTTGCAGCCTCGCTATTAATGATAGCAGGAGCACTATTTATTATAGCATCAATAGATACTGTCAAGCTTATAAATGCGACTGCAGTTCTATCATATATGCTATCGTACATTAAACTTATAATGGAAGATATTTCTCATATAGAAAATTTCAAGGCATCTGATTTCGCGCAAACAGCAGGAGCGATTCTTTCCATTAGTTTAGCCATGGTACTATTATCCATATCTGCAAGTATTTTGGGTAGTATGGATATTGTCAGTCTAGGCAAAGGTTTAATAGCGGTATCAATTTTATTAGGTAGTTTAACTGTTGTTGCTGAGCGTTTTTCGCAATTTAATGGAGATTTGGCCCAAGGTGCTGGCGGACTTATTTTAATGGCTATAGCTATTAATTTGTTAGTAATTCCCATAAAGATTCTTGGCGGAATGAATTGGGAAGATTTAGCTAAAGGTTTGTTAGCAACCATTGCTTTGATAGAATATTTGGCTATTGCTAGTATAACATTGGGCGAATCTAAATTAAATGCTAAAACTGGCTTTGCATTATTGCTATTTGCAATGGGTATATCCGTTCTTTCTAAAGCAGTTGTTATATTGGGAGAAATGCCTTATAAACAGCTTGGACTTGGTTTATTATCGGTGATAACTCTATTAGGCGTTATGGCCATAGTTGCCGGGGCATTATCTGACACCAATTTCTTAGCATCGGCTGCTGGGATTTATGTGGTTGCAAAAGCGATGGTTGTGCTTAGCGATGCTGTAATTGCTTTGGGAGCAATACCGTGGGAGCAGTTAGTAAAGGGTATTGGAGCAATTAGCGCTAGCTTATTAATAATGGCCGTTGCGATTGATTATATTTCTGAGGCTGCATCTGTAAAAGGTATTGTTGCTATTGGTGTGTTAGCACTAGCATTAGTTCCGTTAGCGGGGTCTTTGAAATTACTATCTGGAATTAAATGGTCGAGTTTAGTAAAAGGTTTACTCGCTATTGCTGCCGCATTTGCGATTCTTTACGCTGCTGCATATTTGTTTAATCCAGCTATGGTTGGAATTGTTTTAGGACTTTCTGCTGCAGTAGCATTATTGGGCGTTGCTATGGCTGCTTTTGGTGCAGGTATATTAGCCGTTTCTGTTGCTATATCTGGTAGCGGAAGTATGATAATATCGTTTATTCAAAGCTTATTTATGCTATTGCCAAAATTAGCAGAAGCATTAGCTAATTCGCTATTGAATTTCTTGAAAAGCTTATCTTCGGGTCTTCCGCAAGTAGCAACTGCTCTTGTTAAAATAGGAAAGACTTTATTATCCGTTATACAGCAGTTAGTTCCAGAGATAACATCAACTATTACTACAGTAATTCGATCGGTGTTAACTACTATACGAACTGTAGCTCCTGACTTGATGAATACTATTACAACGGTACTTCATTCAGTTCTTATGTCTTTACAAACGGTAATACCAGATTTGATTAATACCGCTAAGGTAATGATCTCGTCATTTATTGATGCTGTTGTCGAACTCGGACCAAAAATGTTTGAGGCAGCAGCTATATTACTTAGAGATTTCTTACAGGCTCTTTCGAATAATATGACTTCTATTGTTGACGCTGGTTCATCATTAGTGATTAACTTCTTAAACGGTGTCGCTAATAACATCGGCGGAATAGTTGATGCAGCATTTAATTTGATCATTTCTTTCATAAACGGTTTAGCAGATGCTATCGATAATAACATAGAAGCATTATATGAAGCTTGTGCGCACTTAGTTTCATCGATAATCGACGGTATATTTTATGTTATAGACCAAATTATTAACGCCGGTATGGATGTACTTGATAATTTCTTAGGCGGTTTTGGCGTTAACATAGATGATGCAACTACGAAAGGTAGAGAAGTAGTTGGTAATATAGTTGGTGGTATAGGACGAGTTATTCGTACTGTATGGGATGCTGGCGTAACTATTATCAGAAACGTGTTGGGTGGCATAGGAAGTATAATTGGCAATCTTGTTAATTCTGGTCAATCGATAGTGAATAACGTAAAATCTGGTATTGGAAGTATAGTCGGAACATTGGCTGATAAAGGTCGTGAAATTGTATCCAATGTCTCTGCTGGAATAAGTGGCGCATG